GAAAGGAGAGTATGGTACTTTTGATGTTGATATTCAAACAGGTGTTATAAATTATAAAGAAGATGGCGAAGCTGATAAGAAAGATTAGTATAGGTAAAGACTACAAAAACGATGCAATGCATTACGCTGTTGGTCAAGAAGTTTATGGTGGACATACAATTTGCGATATATTAGAAGAAGAAGATAAGTTTTCTGTTTATATTAAAAAGAACAAAGATGTATTACCTTGGAAAGACTTTAACAAAAACATGGCTGTATCTGTAGAGTATAATCTAGAATACTAATGAAAAGTGTTTACAACTTTGTTGTAACACCAAAAGGAGAGAGATATAATAACACTAAAAAAGTTGGTGATTCAGAGTTAATACTTAACACTGAGATATTTAATCATCAATATGTAAATAGAGAAGCTACAGTTATATCAACACCTATAATTAGTGATACAAGCATACAACCAGGTGATACAGTTATAGTGCATCACAATGTATTTCGTAGATGGCACGATGTTAAAGGTGTAGAACGTAATAGCAAAAGTTATTTCGATGAATCTACTTATTTTATAAATAAAGATCAAATATTTTTATACAAAAGAAACCAAGAGTGGTTAGCACCAAAAGGTTATTGTTTTATAAAACCTTTAAAAGCAGTAGATCAATTTAATATTGAATCTGAAAAGCCTTTGCAAGGTATTGTAAAATATTCTGATGGCACTGCAAAAGTTAACGAACTAGTTGGCGTTAGGCCAAACAGTAAATATGAGTTTATAGTTGACGGCGAAAGACTATATAGAGTTTTATCTAATTTTATTACAATTAAATATGAGTATCAAGGAAACGAAGAAGAGTATAATCCAAGCTGGGCGAAAAGCAGTTGATGAATTAATCAAGGTAGCAGAAGAAAAGATTATTACTAATACCGAAGATGATGTGTCAGCTGATAGATTAAAAAATGCTGCGGCTACTAAAAAACTAGCTATATTTGACGCATTTGAAATACTTAACAGAATCCAAGAAGAAGAAAACTTGCTTGAGGGAAAAACACTTAAAGAGACAGAGAAAAAAGCTTTTAAAGGATTCGCAGAAGGTAGATCTAAGTAATGTACGAGCAAAGTTTAGTTAAAATAATAGAACCTATTAAACGCACGACTATTAGTCGGCTTAACAAATCTAAAAAATGGAAATATGGATATGATAAAGAACATGACATCGTGGTTATCTCTAAAACTGGAAAAATTGGACAAGTGGTGGAGATTCAAAATCTGCGAATTGGGTTGCCGGCTGAACCAAAAGACGTGTACGTGCACCCAAAAAACAAATGGGTAAAACAAGAACAACCTAAAGAATTAACTCGTTTAAAAAATATATTTGACTGGAGAAACCACCCTGACGAAAACAAAGAGCAGTGGTACGATTATATAGATGAAGAGTTTAAACGTCGAGAAGAAGGTTTTTGGTTTATGAATAATGGTAAACCAACTTATATAGTGGGTACGCATTACATGTATTTACAATGGAGTAAAATAGATGTTGGTGCTCCAGATTTTAGAGAAGCAAATAGATTATTCTTTATATTCTGGGAAGCCTGCAAGGCAGACAAAAGATGCTATGGTATGTGTTATTTAAAAAACAGACGTAGTGGTTTTTCTTTTATGTCATCTGCCGAAACAGTTAATTTAGCTACTATTTCAAGTGATAGTAGGTATGGTATACTATCTAAAACAGGTGGTGATGCTAAAAAAATGTTTACTGATAAAGTTGTGCCTATTAGTATTAACTACCCGTTTTTCTTTAAACCAATACAAGACGGTATGGATCGTCCTAAAACAGAGTTAGCATATAGAGTTCCAGCGAGTAAGTTTACAAGAAAAAAAATAACTAACAATGAAAAGTTAGAAGATTTAGAAGGTTTAGATACAACTATAGACTGGAAAAACACAGGAGACAATAGTTATGACGGTGAAAAACTAGCGTTACTAGTACATGATGAAAGTGGTAAGTGGGAAAGACCCGATAATATTTTAAATAACTGGAGAGTTACAAAAACATGTTTACGATTAGGTAGCAGGATTATAGGTAAATGTATGATGGGCTCAACTTCAAACGCACTAGATAAAGGTGGAGACAATTTTAAAAAACTATACAATGCATCAGATGTCACTAAAAGAAATAGAAATGGTCAGACAAAATCTGGTTTATATTCTCTGTTTATCCCAATGGAATGGAACTACGAAGGATTTATTGACGAGTACGGAGTTCCAGTATTCACTACTCCTGACATCGACATGTTTGCCCCAGATGGTGAACTGATAGATATAGGCGTAATAGATCATTGGCAAAACGAAGCTGAAGGTTTAAAAGGAGATCAAGATGCTTTAAATGAGTTTTATAGACAGTTTCCAAGAACAACAGAGCACGCGTTTAGAGACGAAACAAAAAATAGTATATTTAATTTAGTAAAAATATACGAGCAAATAGATTACAACGAAGAAATGTCTAGAACACTAGGCGTTACCACTGGTAATTTTCAATGGATTAATGGCGTAAAAGATACACAAGTGATTTATTATCCAGATCCAAAAGGTAGATTTAAACTTAGCTGGGTTCCACCTCAGCAATTACAAAATAGAGTGGTATTGAAAAACGGTATAAAATATCCTGGTAATGAACACATGGGGGCATTTGGTTGTGACTCTTATGATATATCAGGGACTGTAGATGGAGAAGGTTCTAAAGGAGCATTACACGGCTTAACCAGGTTTAGTATGGAGGACGCTCCTGCGAATAGCTTTTTTTTAGAATACTTATCAAGACCACCTACGGCTGAAATATTCTTTGAAGATGTATTAATGGCATTAGTATTTTATGGCATGCCAATACTTGCAGAGAACAATAAACCAAGGTTGTTATATTATTTAAGGCGTAGAGGTTATAGAGGTTTTAGCATGAATCGCCCAGACAAAGCTTGGAATAAATTATCTACAGCAGAAAAAGAAGTAGGTGGTATACCAAACTCAAGTGAAGATATAAAACAAGCCCACGCCGCTGCTATTGAGATGTATATTAATGATCATGTTGGTATGAAAAAAGACGGTTCATTTGGTGGTTTATATTTTAATGAATTACTAAACGACTGGAGTAAATTTGATATAAATAAAAGAACAAAGCATGATGCGTCTATAAGTTCTGGTTTAGCTATAATGGCAAACAATAGGCATTTGTACGCACCGAACTCTAAGGTTGAAAAACCAAAAATAAATTTAAACATTTCCAGATATAATAACGCTGGAGCTAATTCACAAATAATAAAATAATATGGCATATAACAGTAAAAGTTATTTTCCTAGTCAAACTGTAAGCGATGCTGAAAAGCTTAGTTATGACTATGGTTTAAAAGTTGCTAAAGCTATAGAGCAAGAGTGGTTCAATGAAGATAGAAATTATAATAGATATAAAAATAATCAAAACAATTTTCATAATTTAAGATTATATGCCAGAGGAGAACAGTCAATACAAAAATATAAAGATGAATTATCTATAAATGGTGATTTATCTTATTTAAATTTAGACTGGACACCTGTACCTATTATATCTAAGTTTGTAGATATAGTTGTCAATGGTATTTCAGAAAGAACATATGACATTAGGGCTTATTCTCAAGATGCTTATGGAGTAGAAAAACGTACTGAGTATATGGAGTCTATTATAAGAGATATGGAGTCAATGCAATTTAACGATGCTGCGATGGAAGCTTTTAATATGGATCTTTATGAAAACAAAAAAGAAGATCTTCCAGAGACTAAAGAAGAACTAGAGCTACATATGCAGTTAACATACAAGCAAGCTGTAGAGATAGCAGAAGAACAAGCTTTAAATGTTTTAATGGAAGGTAATAATTACGAACTTACTAAAAAACGTTTTTATTACGATTTAACAGTGCTTGGTATTGGCGCTGTAAAAACTAGTTTCAATACTTCTGAAGGTGTTACCGTTGATTATGTTGATCCTGCTGATCTTGTTTATTCTTACACAGACTCCCCTTATTTTGATGATATATATTACGTTGGTGAAGTTAAATCCATACCTGTAAACGAGTTAGCCAAACAGTTTCCTCATTTAACAGAGTCAGAACTTGAAGATATAATGCAAAATAAATCTTACAACAGGTCTAACTATAATTCTAGATATAATTACGATAAAGAAGACAACAATACTATTCAGGTTTTATATTTTAATTATAAAACTTACATGAATGAGGTGTATAAAATAAAAGAAACTGGTACTGGCGCAGATAAGATAATACCTAAAGATGATACGTTTGATCCACCTGAAAATAAAGAGGGTGGTTATTCAAGATTATTAAGATCTATAGAAGTTCTTTATGATGGCGCCATGATACTTGGCACTAAAAAATTACTTCGATGGGAGATGGCGTCTAATATGTTAAGACCAAAAAGTGATTTTACAAAAGTAAAAATGAATTATGCTATAGTAGCTCCTAGAATGTATAACGGTAAAATTGATTCGCTGGTAAAACGTGTAACCGGTTTTGCAGACATGATACAACTTACGCATTTAAAACTACAACAAGTGATGTCACGTATGGTGCCAGATGGTGTTTATTTGGATGCTGATGGTTTAGCTGAAGTTGATTTAGGTAATGGTACCAATTATAATCCACAAGAAGCTTTAAACATGTTCTTCCAAACTGGTAGTGTTATAGGTAGATCATTTACGCAAGATGGCGATATGAATCCAGGTAAAGTACCTATTAGAGAAATAACATCAGGTAGTGGTGGTAATAAAATGCAAGCTCTTATTAATAATTATAATTATTATCTGCAAATGATAAGAGACGTAACTGGTCTTAACGAAGCTAGAGACGGTAGTATGCCAGACAAAAACGCTTTAGTTGGCGTGCAAAAATTAGCAGCAGCTAATTCAAATACAGCGACTAGACATATACTACAGTCAGGCTTGTTTTTAACAGCTGAAGTAGCAGAGTGTTTATCACTTAGAATATCTGATATTATAGAATACTCTCCAACAAGAGATGCTTTTATACAAGCTATTGGTGTTCATAATGTAGCTACACTAGAAGAGATGTCTAGTTTACACCTTTATGATTTTGGTATATTTATAGATTTACTACCAGATGAAGAGGAAAAAGCTAGACTTGAAAACAATATTCAAATGGCTATTCAACAGCAAACTATAGATTTAGAAGATGCTATTGA